AACGCCTACAATGACTCTAACTCCAACTAATACAGAAACGCCCACCCCAACTCCTTCAGAAACACCAACAATGACACCAACAGTAACACCAACAATGTATTATTATTCTGTATCTGGATATAGTTGTGGAACTCCTTGTAATTTTGTGGGTATGTTTACAGTTAACTCACCAACACCTTTAACTATCGGATATTTCTATAATAACCCTGAAAATAGAGGATATACATTTGAAATTATTTCCTTAATACCTCAAGTAGGAGGTAGTTATGATTTAACCGGTGAACCAGGTTATTTGGATTGTGTAACCGCTTGTTATCCTCCAACACCAACACCGACACCAACTCCAACAGAAACTGTAACTCCTACTCAAACGCCTACAATGACTCTAACTCCAACTAATACAGAAACGCCCACCCCAACTCCAACTCAAACTTTTTATTACTATGAAGCCTCAGGTTATGAGTGTGGAATTCCTTGTAATAATTTGGAGGTATATAATGTTAAATCATCTGTACCTTTAACGATTGGATATTTTTATAATGACCCATTAAACGGAACATTATCTTATGAAATTACCCAATCAATTGGTGAATCAGCGGTTAATTCGGATTTGACAGGTCAACCGGGTTATACTGATTGTGTACAGTCTTGTTATGGAATTTATGAATTTAGAACCGCAACATCTTGTTGTAATGGTACTACCGTAGTAATGAGTGGTATTCCATCTTCATTTGGTTCTCAAGTTTTAGTAGGTGGAGATGGAATTAATGGTTTTTCTTGTTACACAATAGGAGATTCACCAGTTTTAGGGCCGGCAAATATTCCGTGGTCAGGGGATTATGGGTTTGACTGCACAAATTGTATGATTGATTTTCCGTGTATTCAAGGACTTAGTCACGGAACCCTTTATCAAGCGTGTTATGACTCTGGAACTGTAGATGACTTTTGCATTAATACCCCATCTTTTTGCACATCAACAATTCTCCAAGGGTCCGATGGTGTTAATTGTTTAGGTAATGCCGCACCTGGTTATTATGGTAATAATAGTCTTATTAGATATTGGGATGGAACAAATTGGACAACAAGTTGTTTTGCCGGTTGTGGTTGTCTTGTTGCTGACACAATAATTACATTATCTGATGGTTCGACTAAATTAGTGCAAGATATTCAAATTGACGATGAACTTAAATCTCTTAATGTGGAAGGAATACCTCAATCTTCTAATGATTGGTACTCTTGGAGTAGTGATACATTGAATTATGTAGAATCAACATCAATTGTAATTGGATTTACTTCATTTGAATTTGATTTGGTAATAAACATTAATGATGGTAGATTAATTGCTACCGGAACACATAACCACGTTGTTAAACAAAATGGTATGTGGTATATTAAAACAACATTAGAAATCAGAGTTGGTGATATATTATTAGATATTGATAATAGTGAATTTGAAATAACATCATTGGTCACAATTAATGAACCAACCACAGTTTACAATATTGATGTTACAAATAGTAACTTATATTTTGCAAATAATATCTTAACCCATAATAAGTAATAACGGGACATATTAGAACAAAGTAAACTATTTATATAAGTAAAAATATATTTAAATTTAGAATATGGAAAATAATCAAAATAACGATTTAACGGTTTGGCAGAGATTATCAAGAGCCTTTGGTCCAAATTCGTTATTAAACCAAGACTACCCAACATATAAGTTAGACAAGAAGGAATTATTAAAAACTACTTCTCAAGCAGAATACGAAAGAGAGAAATTACAAGCACAACAAACTTTTTATTTAGCAAATCAATGGACAAAGATTGAAAGTAATCTTTATACCCAAGCAGTATATTACGAACCAACTCGTTTGGCCTCATTTTATGATTACGAATCAATGGAGTATACTCCTGAGATATCGGCAGCGTTAGATATCTACGGTGAAGAATCTACAACTGTTGATGAAAATGGTTATGTTTTACAAATCTATTCTGAATCAAAAAGAATTAAATCTATTTTAGCCGACTTATTTAATAATGTATTAGATATCGACACCAACTTAACAATGTGGACAAGAAATACCTGTAAGTATGGTGATAACTTTGTTTATTTAAAATTAGATTCTGATAAAGGTATTGTTGGTTGTATGCAATTACCAAACATTGAAATTGAACGTTTGGAAAGAGGTATGGCAGCAAAATCGGCAAATGTTGAAGAACCGGCGGAAAACAAAGGATTAAGATTCCATTGGAAAGCAAAAAATATGGAGTTTAACTCTTGGGAGATTGCACATTTCCGTTTATTAGGTGACGACAGAAAACTTCCATACGGAACTTCAATGTTAGAAAAAGCAAGACGTATTTGGAAACAATTATTGTTATCTGAAGACGCAATGTTAATCTATAGAACGGCAAGAGCCCCTGAAAGACGTGTATTTAAAGTATTTGTTGGGAATATGGATGACAAAGATGTTGAGGCTTACGTACAACGTGTTGCAAACAAATTTAAAAGAGAACAAGTTGTCGATTCTAAAACCGGAAATGTAGATATGAGATTCAACCAAATGGCTGTTGACCAAGATTATTTTATTCCTGTTCGTGACGCAGCACAAGCATCTCCAATAGAAACATTGGCGGGAGCGACAAACTTATCCGAGATTGCCGATATTGAATATATCCAAAAGAAATTATTAACCGCTCTTAGAGTACCAAAAGCGTTCTTAGGCTTTGAGGACGCTGTTGGTGGTGGAAAAGATTTATCATTAATGGATATTCGTTTTGCAAGAACAATAAATAAGATTCAAAAATCTATGGTTGCCGAATTAAATAAAATTGCTATCATACATTTATTTTTATTAGGTTTTGAAGATGAATTATCAAACTTTTCATTATCATTGACTAACCCATCTTCACAAGCCGACTTATTAAAAGTTGACCTTTGGAAAGAAAAAATTGCATTATACCAACAAGCCGTGGCGGCAATTGCAGGTATTGCACCGGTATCCGTATCGTGGGCTAAAAAACATATTTTAGGATTCTCAGATGAAGAAATAAAACTTGATTTACAACAACAAAGAATTGAGATGGCTGTAGGTGCAGAATTAACAAACACGGCAACAATCATCACACATAGTGGAATCTTTGATAACATAGATAAACTGTACGGAAATAAAGTTTCCGGTACTACAGTTGGTGGTGCATCACCATCATCACCTCCACCAGGAGGTGGAGGGGGATTTGGCGGTGGAGGCGGAATGGAAGATTTAGGTGGCCCTGAACCGGGCGGAGCACCTGAACCTGAATTAGGTGGTGCCCCTGAATCACCAGCAGGTCCTGAACCAGAAGGTGCCCCTGAATTAGCCCCTGAGTCATTAAAACGAGATAATTTAAAAATATTAGTTGAACAAGGTTCCTTAACTGAAGATGAATCTTACATTGATTTATCGAAAGGAAAAAATTCTTTAGGGGATATTGAAGCTCAATTAAGTAAACTTTTAAAAGATTAGATATTTATAATAAAAATTAGATATGAAAAATTTTGGATTATTAAAAACAAAGATAGAAAATGTATTGTTAGAATCGTACACTAATGACACATTCAAAAACGAATTAAAAACATTTAAGAAACTTGTTATAGAGAATAAAAATATAAGTAAATTATTTTATTTATATGACGAACTAAGTTCTTCAAAATCATTAAATGAGTCTTATTGTAATGAATATATCAACGAATGTATTAAAATTTACGAAAATACCGTAAATAAAGTAAAACAATCTGATATTAATAAATTAGTTGTTTGGGTTGGAAATAAAGATGTGAAAAATAACTATACAGATATTGACACGTTATTTTCTAATGATGTTTTAACTATTGAATCAAAAATAAAAAGTAGAAAAGTAATTTCCGAATCTCTTAAAAAAATACCAATTACAAAAACTGAAGGAATTGACCTACCGTTATCAACTATGGTAAGTATGGCAAACAAAACTATTAAAAGTTATATTGATGGTTTAAATGAATCTGATAAAAAAGAATTAATTGATTTGTTGTCTGAAGATGACTCAACATTGAATGAAAAATATAACACCCTTAAAGAAGGTGTGGTTACGAAACTAACAGAAATGAAAAATAACAGCACTGATAATTCAATGCAGACAAGAATTGATGAAACCATATCAAAAGTAATTTCTGAAAAATACGACAAACTTACGTATTTCAAACTTAAGAATCTTAAAGAGAATCTTTAATCATTATCAGAATTGAACTTTTTTTGGACATATTTAGCCTTAGAAAGTTCATTTCTCTTAATAACAGATTTCTTAACAAATTCCTTTCTTTTAAAAAGTTCCCCACTTTGACGGGTCTTAATAACTTTACTTTTATAAAGTTTTAACGCTCTCTCAATCGTTACGTTGGTATTTAGTTTTACTATTATCATATATTACATATATCCCAAATTTACAAAAAATTTTGACTATTGACATAAAAACCCTTATTTTTATGGAAACAATAAACAGAATAATATGAAAATTAATGAAAAAGGGGAAAACCTCTCAACTATCCGGTTTTAAAACTGCGAAAGTTATCTACGGAACAGTCGATTCCATCAACCTCAAATCTCTATACTTAAACATCCAAACTTGGGTCGAACCAATATACGAATCTGAAAATTGGACAAGAACAGTTCTTAATCTAAGTAGAAGTGTTAAACACTCAATCTACGAGTCAATAAACAAAACCATCTTCAATGATAAATTTATTGTGGATTTAGATTTAAGGTCCAGCGGACTAAATCCAAATAAAAAATCATTTATGAATCTCGAAATAAATTTTTACTTAATACAAGAAGATTTAGATTTCAAATGTAATGAAATTAAAGAATCGTTACAACAAATAACAAAACAAATTTTTAAAGATAATTTTTTAGATAATGAAAATTTTAACTTTTATTTAACCAAAAACAGTAAAATCACAGAAGAATCGTTACAAACCGAGAATGTTTAATATTTATAAATAAAACATTCAAAATGAATTTAAGAATATTACAACCAAGTGAATCAGGAAAGGGGATTCTTATCGAACACGATGCCGGGTATATTAACCCAAACGATACTCGTAACGAAACTTTAATTAGAGAATCTAATGATATGTTAGACCACTCTAAACCATTTGAATTTTATGCTGTATTACAAAAATATAATACCCCAAATAGAAATGGTAGATTATACCCTGAACGCATATTAAAAAGAGAAGCTGAGAACTATAAAAAAATGATTAAAAAGGGAACTGCATTATCCGAGTTAAATCACCCGGAATCATCCCTAATCGATTTAGATAGAGTGTCTCACGCAATTACCGAAGTATGGTGGGAAGGAAATGTCCTAATGGGTAAAATTAAATTACTTACTTCACCAGGTTACCACGAAAGAGGTATCGTATCAACAAAAGGTGATTTAGCAGCAAACTACCTTAGACAAGGAGTTACGTTAGGAATATCCTCAAGAGGTGTTGGTTCCCTTAAAAAGATTGGTGAACAAAATGAAGTACAAGACGATTTTGAATTAATCTGTTTTGACTTAGTATCATCACCA